TTACGTTCTTTTATTGGGAGGCGAGGAAACACAGACAACTCGCCTTCCAAACAATCACAAAATTTAAAATTATATGGCTACACAAATAACAAACACAAGTGAATTACAAGCTATTAATACTATCTTAAGTATTATTGGTGAAGCACCAGTATCTTCTATTACAACCAATATTGGATCAGATGTTTCTATTGCAAAACAAATATTAGATGAAAGTTCTGTATCAGTGCAAAGTAAAGGTTGGAATTTTAATACTGAAGAAAGTTATTCTTTAGCTATAGATAGTAACAGTAAAATTCCAGTGCCATCAAATTGTGTATGGTTAACTACAAGACCAGAAGACTCAACTTTAAAAGTAATAATAAGAAACGGATTTTTATACAACAAAGAAAAACACACAGATATTTTTGATGCAGCTGTTAAAGTTGATATGATTATATTGTTACCATTTACTGAATTACCAGAATTTGCAAGAAGATATGTTGTAACTGTAGCTGGTCGTAGATTTCAAGCAAGATATTTAGGCTCAAAAGAATTAGCTGGTTTTAGTGAAGCAGACGAATTAGCGGCACTTACTACTTGTGAACAATTAGATGCAGCTAATGAAAAACAAAATATTCTAAAAGGAGACGTAGCAAACCGTATTGTATTTAGAAATAATCATCGAAGGTTTTATTAATGACAGTAGTATCAACTTCTATTCCAAATTTAGTTAATGGAATATCGCAACAAAATCCTACGCAAAGAAATATTACTCAAGCAGAAGCTCAAGTAAATGCACAAAGTTCTATTGTAAAAGGTTTAAGTAAAAGGCCACCATTAGAATTTGTAGCTAATATTTCTTCAAATCAAGCGTATTCAACAAATACAGCAGTTCACCCATTTATAAGAGATGGTAATAACCAATATATAATTACTGTTTATAATGGTGGAATTAAAGTATTTAATCTTAGTGGAACAGAGCAAACTACAAACATTTCATCAGGCTCTAGCTATTTAGCGTCCACAAATCCAAAAGAAGACTTTAAATTTGTTAGTGTTGGTGATTATACATTTATTTTAAATAAATCTATTAAGCCTGCAATGACTAGTGCAACTACTGCTGCAAAAGTTAATGAAGCTTTAGTTTCATTTAAAAATGCAAATTACGGTAGAACTTATAGTGTAACTTTAAGTCACCCAAGTATGAACAGTGGTAATCCAATTACAAGTTCATTTACAATGCCACCAGGTGATAATGTAGCAACTCAAGGTGGACTTAGAGATACAGCTAAAATTGCAACAGCAGTTAGAACACATAGTGGTGGTTCGCCAGGAACTTATGGTGGAACTGCATTAAACGCATCACCAATATCAAGTTATTTTACAGTTACTCAATATGACTCTGTATTACATATTAAACCTACAGATAATAATGCTAACTTTACAATTACATCATCTGATGGAGCTGGTGATACAGCTATGTATACAGTTAGAGATGAAGTAAATGATTTTACTAAATTACCTTACTACGCACCAATAGGAACTATAATTAAAGTTACAGGTGATGAAGGTGAAACAGATTCAGAATATTATGTATCATTTTCTGGTAACGGTGTTTGGTCAGAAACTATTGGTCCTGGAACTAAAACATCACTTGATGCGGCAACAATGCCTCATGCAATAGTTAGAGAAACTAATGGTTCATTTACTTATGCACCATTAACTTGGACTGACAGAATAAGTGGAGATAGTGATACAAACCCAGATCCAACATTTGTAGACAAAACAGTTAACAATATTTCTTTTTATAAAAATAGACTAATTTTATTAGCAGATGAAAATATTATATTTTCTGAAGCTGGTTCTTATTATAATTTCTTTGCAACATCAGTTGCAGCTCAACTAGATACAGATCCAATTGATTTAGCTGCAAGTTCAAATGAAGTTAGTATTTTAAAACATGTAATACCTTACAACGAAGAATTACTTTGTTTTTCAGATAGAGCTCAATTTAAAATTGAAGCAACAGAAGCAGGATATTCACCGAGTGGAACTGGTATTACTTTATCAACTAGGTTTCAACATGACCCAAAAGTCACACCAGTAGGTGCGGGTAATTATATTTATTTTACTCAAGCTAAAGGTGCAAGTACAGCAGTACAAGAATACTTTGTAGAACCAGATACATCTAATAATGATGCTGCAGATATAACAGTAGGTGTACCAACTTTTATACCAACTAATTGTCATAAGTTAATATCAAATACAATTGAAGATACTATATTAGCTTTAGTTGATGATGGTCTTGATAGTAATTTAGCACCTTATACAGCATCAAGTAATGTGTCACCAACAAACGCAAACCGCTTATATGTTTATAAATATTTTTGGAACGCAAATGAAAAAGTACAAAGTGCTTGGTCATATTGGGATTTTGCTGGTGTACAAATTATTAGTGCAATAACGTATGAATCTAGTGTTTATATATTAGCTAATGAAAGACAAAATTGTAAATTATATAAGCTTGATTTAAGAAACTTAGAAGATGATACTTTAGGTATTAATATTTATTTAGATCAAAGAGTTAAACTAAGTGGAACTTATGATGCTGCAACTGGACTTACAACGTTCACAATGCCTTATACAGTCAACACTGGTTTACAATGTATAAATGCTACTAATGGCGCAGATATAAGTATTAATACTCAATCTGGCACTACTGTTACAGTAAAAGGTAATGTTGCATCAGCTTATTTAGGATTTAACTTTCAAACTTTATATACACTATCAACACAATATTTAAGAGAACCAGGTAAACAAGGTGGTTTAACTGCTTTAACAAGTGGAAGATTACAAGTTAGAACTATGAGTTTTGACTATGTTAATACTGGTTTCTTTCAAGCAACAGTTTCACATAATAACAGAACAGATAAAACATATTCATTTAACGGATATATTATTGATAATTCTACTTCTATTATTGGTAACCCAGTTATTACAACAGGAACATTTAGAATACCTGTACAAGCACAAAATACACAACACTCTGTAACATTAAAAACTTCATCTTATTTACCAGCAAACATTGTTGGAGCTGAGATGGAGGGATTTTATTACAGAAGATCACAACGTGCCTAATGCAGTACCGTTTGTTCGTGAAGCTATACTAGAAGATGCAATAGTATTATCAAAGCATATTAGAAAATTAGATAAATTAGAAATTAAATACTCACATAACATATCACCAATAGGTGCATTGATGTCAGCGTTTCAAACACAAAATGGTAAAAATTATTCTATCGTAGATGATGATGGTTATGTTTATGCAATGTTTGGTGTCAGTGATTGTTTAGAAAATAAAGGTTATGGAGTTATTTGGTTGTTGTGTTCAGAAGAACTAAAAAAGTTTCCAAGACGTTTTTATATTGAAAGTAAATATTGGTTAGATGTTTTGCAACAAGACTACAAAATTATTTATAATTATGTTTATGAAAAAAATTGGTTGTCTTTAAAATGGTTGCAACTGTGTGGTTTTAAACCAGTTAAAAAAGTTAAAGTAGGAATTAAAAATAAAAATTTTATATTAATCTCAAGAGAAAGAAAAAATAGTAATGTGTAATCCAATGGCAATGGCTGTAACAAATTTTGCAGTTCAAACTATATCAGCAAAAGCTGAATATGACGATGCTAAAGATAGAGCTCGTATACAGAGAGAAAATAATGAGAAAGCTAGAAAGTCAGCAGAAATGGCTTACTTATCAGACTTAGGTAAATTAGATATAGAGCAGCAACAAAAACAAAAAGAAATTGCTATACAAAAAGAAAAGAAAGAAACAGAATTAATTAAAAAACAAAGTGAAGGTTATTTAGCAGGACTTGAAAAAGGTAATGCAAACATAAATGCTGTATTAAGAGATATTGGTTATGATTATCAATCAGATTTCTTAACTCAAAAAGCAGCAGTTGAAGATATTAATACACAAACAATATTTGGCTATACAGATGCTTACAGAGCTATGGAAAGATCTTACGCATCACTTAAACAACCTGTAATGCCAAGTAAAACTGCAATGGCTCTTAAAATCGCTGGAGCTGGAGTAAACACAAAAGCTAAATATGACAGCGGTTATTACGGTAAAACATAATGGCTATTAGGTATCAATCGGGTTTTATAGGTTCTCAAACTGTGTCAAGAGATAGTGAGGCTAAAGCTTTAGTAGATGGATTAAATACATTTGCTAGAGGTTTTGATACGTTTGCAAAAGTTAAAGGTGATAAAATTACAAAAGAAACTACACAAGACGCAGAAAAAGCAGCAAGACTAGATAACTTAAAATCATATCAAGATGGTGTAGATAGTGGACAAATAGATGCTACTAAATCAGAATTTTGGATTTCAGTATATGATAATGTTAAAGGTCAAAATGCAGGAGCAGAATTTAAAACTAAAAAAGCTTTAGCATATAATGAGTGGTGGGCAGAAAATGCAGAAAATGATGATTTAGATGGTAGTGCATATACAGCTTGGTCAGCAGACTTTGATTCACAATATATTGAGGCTAACAAAAATCAGTCTTCGTTTTTCTTAAAAGGTCTTGATGGTTATATCAGAGCTACTAATCAACAAATGGCTGGTAGTTATGCATCATCAAATGCTTTAAAATTAAAAACTAAAGGTAAGAATAATTTAATTCAAGCTTTAGAAAGTGTAGTTGGTACTGATGAAGTTACAACTAAAATAGCTGAACTAGATGTTAAAACAAACTTAAGTAGATTTTTAGATAAAGAAGAATTTAATGGTGCAGTTATTCAAGCGTACAAAAATAAAATTGCAAGACTAGCACTTAAAGGAGATCCAGCAGCAGACTACGACACAGCATTAGCTTTAGTAGATGAATTAATTGGTTTTAAAAGAACTAATGGTTCTAAAATTGTTAATGGTAAATCAGTAGAAGAATTAAATAATTTAAAACAAACTTTAGAAACAGAAGAGATACAACATCAAATGGCTATGAAAAAAGTATCTGATACTGTTGTTGTTCAAGACTGGTACAAACAAGAAGAAAGAGTATTAACTAAAAAAGTAGGTTTTGATTTTGTTACAGGTGTTGGTGAACAAGATGGTTTAGAAAGAGCTAACTTAGCTAAAGATGAATACAGCAAAAGAGTTAAAGCTTGGATGAAAATTAATGGTGATCAACCTGTAGA